GATCAAGTTTATACAATCGAAATGTGGTATGATGAAACTCCACAACACATAGATACGAGCAACGCTAGTGCTACTACTTTCCTATCTAACAATGCACCTGAGGTTCTTTTATATGGCGTACTTGGTGAAACTTTTTCCTACTTGAAAAATACACAAGATATGCAATTATACGAACAGAAGTTCCAACAAGCTCTTCAGCTTTATGCCAATGAGCAGATGGGACGTAAACGTAGGGACGAGTATTCCGATGGTGTATTACGACTCCCTCTAAGATCAGTAGACCCGGGAGGTAGTTAAAAATGGCAATTAACCAAGCAGTTTGTGCAACATTCAAACAGCAGTTGTTAGATGGCGATCATGATATATCAAGCGATACAGTCAATCTCGCTCTCTATACAAGTTCTGCGACTTTGGATGCAAACACATCAGCCTATTCTGCTACTAATGAAGTAGGAGCATCAGGCACATACGCAGCAGGCGGTGGCACTTTACAAAATGCAAACGTCAGCTTAACCAAAACTAACGCAACAGCATCAACAGCTTTTGTAGACTTTGATGATTTATCATTTACAAGTGCAACAATCTCAGCTCAAGCAGCTTTGATTTATAACACTTCATCAGCGAATACAAATGCAGCGATTGCAGTATTAGATTTTGGTGGTGTAAAAACATCAACAAACGGTACATTCACAATTCAGTTTCCAACGAACGATGCAACTAATGCGATTTTAAGGATTTCCTAATCCATAGGAGGTCCTTATGTCCAACTCATATGGTGAAGGTTCTTGGAACGTTGGTCAATGGGGAAATCAAGCTAGTACAACAGCTTTCCCCACGACGGTTTCATCAAATGTAACCATATCTTCTGTTGTAGCCGATGGCACTGTAGAAGACGGTTGGTCAAGACGTGCTTGGGGTAGCCAAGTATGGGGCGATGCTTATTCCGTTTTACTAACGGGAGTTCAATCAAACACTAATTCTGGTAGCCTCACCATGACTGGTGATGCCTTAGTCACACTCACAGGAGTTGAAGCTCCTGCTGAACTAGGACAAGCTATTGGTGAACCAGAATCTATTTATCCTTTAACAGGAGTTCAATCAAATACAGCAACGGGAACTGTTTCCGTAAGAGAAGGCCATGGCGTAATACCGACAGGTGTTGAGATGTCATTTGCTGATGGCACTGAAACTGTTATCACAACAGTCGATGCAGGTTGGGGAAGAAATACTTGGGGATCTTTCCAATGGGGAGAGAATATAGAATTTTTTGCTAATGTTACTGGCGAATCTATTTCTACTTTCACAGGAACGACCTCAGTTCAAACAGGCACAGGTGTTGATGCTCCTGTCACAGGAAATGCAGTCACAACAACTTTAGGATCGGTATCTCTTGTTACTGATCAAATCATAAGCGTAACAGGACTACCTATTACCATACCTTTAGCAAACCCAACTATTATTGCTGATGGTAGTGTCACTACATCTGCTCCTGGCGACCAAATGGACTTTGCTATTGGTGCGATAGAAATTGATATCTTTACACAAGTAGATGTTACATCAATAACTTCAACATTTGATACTGGCACTTTAGCAATGACAGGTGACGCAAACTTCACCATGACAGGCGCTCAAGCAAACACTACTTTAGGAACAGCGACCACTCAAACAGGAACTGGTGTCAACGTAGCAACAACTGGAGTATCAATACAGTTTGCTGAAGGCACAGAAACCATATCAGGTAGTGCGATAGTAACCCCAACGGGTGTTGAAATGTCTGTCATATTAGGTAATATGCGATCAACCCCATGGGCTAATGTAGTAACAGGTGCAAGTAATACTTGGACCTCAGTAGCAGCATAAAAAAATGTTGCTTGAAGGATTAAAAAAGATATATTTTAAAGAGGTATAAAACATGGCAAGTACATATTCAGATAGACTCAAACTAGAGCTCATGGAAACAGGCGCTAACGCCAACACATGGGGAAATAACACCAATACAAATTTAGAAACATTAGATGCTTTTGCAGCAGGATATTTATCTAAATCTGTTGCGGGCTCAGCTAACGTTACTTTAACAACAGCAAACGCTGATCCAGACGCTGAGTCTTCAAACAAAGTAATCGAATTTACAGGAGCTTTATCAGGTGATATTCATGTATTTGTACCTGCTGTAGAAAATAACTATATCTTTTTTAATAATACTTCTGGAGCACAGACTTTAACTGTAGCTCCGACAGGTCATGGAGCAAATGGTGTTGCCATTACTCAAGGGTCTCACACAATTATGTATTGTACTGGGAACACTATGGTTGACCTTTTTGCAAATTCTTTAGGTAACTTGTCTATTAAGGGAACTGCTAACGTTGTTGGTGCGGCTACTTTTAACGATAATGTTTCTGTAGCCTCTGGAAAAAATATTACTGTTAACTCAGCCATTACATTAAATCCGAATGGTTTAGTAACTGCTACATCTTACTCTGGTAACGGTGCGGGATTAACGGGTGTTGATCCTTTTGAAGCAAACACATCAATGATTTTTAATCAAGCTTCTGCTCCAACAGGCTGGACAAAACAAACTGGTGCAGCTTTAGCAAATACCGCAATGTCAATTGTAACAGGAACTGGTGGTGGAACTGGTGGTTCTGATTCTTTCTATTCTACATTTGCATCAAGCAGAAATGCAGATTCTTCTGGCGCAACAGTTTCAGTAACAGGAACTGTTGGAGGGCATACTCTTTCAACTCCAGAACTTTCTTCTCATACTCACCCAGGACCAAAGTCAGCAACACCAGGTGGTGGTGGAACAGGTTTAGCACAAAACGCAAGTAACCCTGGTCCAAACCCAACAGGTTCTACTGGTGGTGGTGGAAGTCACTCACACCCATTCAGTGTCGATAGTTCATCTTTAGGTGGAACCATTTCTATGCCTGCTATGAATGTTAAGTACGCAAACGTAATTGTCGCCAACAAAGATTAATGCCCATATTTGATCCCGATGGGAAGTGCCCTCTTCTTAATAAGAAGTGTATAAAAACACAATGCATTTGGTATAACATGTTACAGGGAACTCATCCACAAACTGGTGCTCCTGTACAAGAATGGGGTTGTTCAATAGCGTGGATACCTTTACTTTTAGTTGAAAATTCAAGGCATATTCAAGGAACTCAAGCAGCTACTGAATCATTTAGAAATGAAATGACTAAACAACAATCAGCTTTTAATAAACTACTTGAGGGCAGTGAATCAGCTAAAAATCTTGCGATGAATGCGCATAGTATTTTTTCATTAATTGGTGATCATCAAAGAGCAATACAGGAAAAAAATAAAAATTTTGAAGATGAAACCATTAGACAATTAAGCAATAATAAGGTAAAAGTAAAGAAAGGAAACAAAGGTAAAAAAGATGTCGATAACAATAAATAATACAACAGTTAATTCGAGATTAACTATCATCTTTGATGCGGATATTCATCCAGACAACAATGTATATTACAGAGACGGCTCTGGTGATTATCAATTAAATAATGATGCAGGACCTGCATTAGGTACAGGTAACACAGAGTCAGACGTTTATATTGATAATAAAGTTTATTATAATATTCGTTCTCATACTGAGATTCCTTCTGATGTTCATGCTCTTCAGTGTAGAAATAAAAACGGCACTTGGAGTTTTGAATTAGAATATACAAATAACGATCCAAACTATGTTTATGAAAGTCAGTCGGATTTACCTCAATGGGTGAATAATGTTGTTATTAGATGTGAGGCTCAAGATATATGGAATAGTAAGTTTGAAACTGAAAACAATCCTAACTTAGAGTCAATAAGTAATTCTTTTACAACAAACGATACATATAAAGCTGAAATAAAAAGAATTCATGACGAAGCTGTCGCTAAAGCAGATACCGATAGAGACACTTATTTATCAGGACACAGTATTATTTACTAAGTGATTCAAGATTATATCTTAGAAATTAGAAAATTTTTTCCAAGTTCTCTTTGTGAAAAAATAATATCTTATTATGATGATAATAATTTAGTTGATGCCACCACAGTCGGTGGTATGAATAAAGAAGTTAGAAATTGTATTTCTAAAAATATCCTACAACCAAAATCTTTTGGACAAAAAATAGTACAAAACATAGTAGAAGAAAAACTTTGGCAAGCTATGGATGTTTATAAAGAAAAGTTTCCATATTCAAATATAAGTAAATTTTCTACAATTGATTTTCTAAAATATGAACATAACACATATAAAGCAGGTTATAAGTTTCACACCGATATGGGAGCCACTGTCCCTTTAAGACAACTTTCAATATCTGTTTGTCTAAACAATGACTTTGAGGGTGGTGAATTTGTATTTGATTTTCCTAAAAATAAGGTTCAGTTTCCACAAAACATAGGGGATACAATTATATTTCCTTCTAATTTTATGTATCCTCATCAAGTAAATCAAATAACTAAAGGAACACGTTATGCACTGATAGGATGGTTTGTATGAATCCAATTTTTATTAAAGAATTTTTACCAGAACAAATTTTAAATCTTTGTAATTCTTATGCTTTGATAAAATACTCTAATTATTCTGAAGTTAAGATTGACAGTCAAACAAGCTCATTGATCGCTAAGTATGGTGATCATTTAATGGAGACACTCTTAGATATGTCAACTCCTGTTGTTGAACAAAACGTTGGTAAAAAGCTTTGGCCAACTTATTCTTTCTTTAGAATTTATGATAAAGGTTCTTGTTTACCGATACATAAAGATAGACCTTCTTGTGAATATACGGTTGCTCTCTGTTTAGGCGCAGATCCTATAGACAAACCTTACGAAATATTTGTAGGAGAAGAAGACAAAACTTCTGATTATAAGTTTTTTGACGATGATAAGTCATACAATAGATATCGTATTGATCACAAGTTTTCTATGTTGCCTAATAATGCTCTTTTATTTAAGGGAATGGATAAAATTCATTGGAGAGAATACTGTCAACATGATCACTTTATAACGGTGTTTTTACACTATGTTGATCAAGAAGGAGAATATAAAGACTATAAGTTTGATAAAAGAAATTCACTAGGAGCTAGTGCTTCTACAAAAAAATAAATGAAGTTTTACACTTTTGGTATTCAAAGAACATGCACTAATTTTGCCAAAGAAATTACGTTAACTAATTTTTATTGTAATCATGGTAATGTAAATGATCTTGGTCATTGGTCTTGGAAACATTCTCCAGATGCAGAACAAGCAACCGCAAACCTTTCTCAGTCAACTCCTGTTGTTTTTTGTTACAAGACTCCACTGATGTGGATGGAAAGTATCATAAGAAATGACGTTGATTTTATTAATCGTTGGGGATTAGCTAAGTTTGAAGATTATCACGATCCAGAGCTTTTATGGGAAAATGCCTTGTATAAATTTAGTCTACCAAAAGCTATTAACGTATGGATTGAGTTTCACATTGAATGGATGAAATATGTACACCGTTCTAACTTTGTAATAATGAATCAGAAAAAAATGTGTGATCAAGCAGGAGCGGTTGAAGTGTTATCCGAAATGCAAACAAAATTAAAATTACACAAAAAAACACCTCAGTGGATTATATTTTCGAACAATGTTGATTACCGAGTTGCTCAAACTGATAAATCATTTGACGAAAGAAAGAATAATTATTTAAGTAACAAGACATCCTATTTAACAGAAAAACAAAAAGAATACATATTAAATAAAATACCAAAAGAAGTATTAGACTTTTTTGAAAAGTAATGCTTTTTAAATTTTTAAAACCATCTTTAACTTTAGATGTTGTCACTTATCGTAAAGAAGTATTAGATACTTTTCCCATTGATTACACACGAAAATTTATTCCTTCTTGGTTTAAAAAAACACCTAGTAACGTTTCTACAACACCAGTACCGCAAGGTTCTCTTCGAACTTGCATAGGAGTTAGAGATATGTTTAGCACAGGTTTAGTAATACCTAATTGGAGTGATTTTGTTGTGTATCGAGATAACGAAAAAAAAGAAATTGTTGTGAAATATGCAGATAATAAAACTCATGTTGATTTTCACAATTCAAGTCAATGGAAAACATATCTAGACGATACTAAATACCTGCATTTTAAAATATGCACTCCCTGGTCTTTTAGATGTAAGCAAGACATAAAGTTTTTATTCACTGGTTTTCATTGGGGTTTAAATCCTTTTTTAATTCACATACCTTCTGGAATAATGAGATTTAAATATCAAGATAGTGTTAATATCAATGCTTTTGTACAACCTAGTAATTTTGAAAATGTTTTATTTCAAGCTGGAAAACCTTTAGTTCAACTAATTCCCTTAACGGAAAAAAATATAAAATTTAAACTTCATTTAGAGTCATATGAAAAATTTGACTATATTAATCAAAAATTATCTTTATACTTCAATAACAGATTTCAAAGACTTAAAAAAAAGGAGAATAAATGATCAAACCAGAAGAACTGAAAAATAAAGGTTTTAAAATATTTTTAGGAATGCCTATGTATGGCGGGATGTTAACTGAAAACACAATGCACGGTTTATTGCAACTTCAACAATGGTCCATGGCTAATGGTGTTGGAATGAGAGTACAAACTATGGGCAATGAAAGCTTAATTACCAGAGCAAGAAATACTATTGTTTCTATGATGATGGATCAAACAGATTATGTTGCTACTCACTTATTATTTATAGATGCCGATATAGGATTCAATGCTGAAAATATACAAAGATTAATTTGTGCAGATAAAGATGTTGTTTGTGGCATCTATCCTAGAAAACATATTCATTGGGAAAAAGCAAAAGCAGAATTTAAGAAGAATCCAGATATCTCTGAAGAAGAACTAGAGGTAAAATCCTTGGGGTATAATTTAAATTTTGATGATCCTCAAAACGTCAAAATGGAAAATGGTTTTTGTAAAGTAAGCGAAGCAGCTACAGGAATGATGCTTGTTAAGAGAGAGGTGTTCCGCACCATGATGAAAAAATTTCCAGAACGTAAATATGAATCTGATCAAATCATTAATGGTAAGTCTTTTAAATCTGATAACTGCTATGATTTATTTGCGGTCGGTCCTTATCAAACAGCAAAACAAAAAAGGTATTTATCAGAGGATTATTACTTTTCAAGACTATGGCAAGAATGTGGTGGAGAAATTTGGGCAGATATGGCAATGCCTCTAACGCACTTTGGTAACCGAGCATTTAAAGGACATGTTGGAAGTATGTTAGAAAAGAAGAATGATTGAAAAAGAAATATATAAAGAATCTTTTTTTATAAATCAATACACAGGAGACTCAAATCAAATACAAAACCATATTGATCACATACTTACTTTTGACAAAGGAAGAGTAATAAGTAATCGTAATGGGTATCAAAGTAATGATATAAGTTTTGGTTTTTATGATTTGATAAAGTTTTCTATTGATAGTTTACTTGAAATCAATATCAAAGCAAAACTCTGTAATTTTTGGTTAAATATTAATAATGGTAATAGCTTTAACTTACCACATATTCACGACATACATAAGTGGTCTGGTGTTTATTATCACAAAGTTTGTTGTGATAAATCAACAATTAATTTTCATCATCTTGTTCCTACTATTATTTCTGAAAGTTTTATTCACTCACCGAAAGAAAAAGAGATGATTTTTTTCAAAGGCAATAAACCACATTCAGTAACTTCTTGTGGAAGAGATGGACATGAAAGAATATCTTTAGCTTTTAATTTTGACGTCATATGAGATTTGTAAATAATAGAAATTGGAGAGAAATTGAAGACAGACTTGAAAAAAATGGTTGTGTTGTTTTAGATGATTTTTTTACAAAAACAGTCTGTATTGCTCTTCATCAAAGAATGGTTCTTCGTAATGAGTTTGATGATGATTATGTTACATATCAAGCTGTAGATTATACTTTAAAAGATGACTTTACGAAATATATCGTTGATGATTTAGAAAAATGTTCAACAAGATTATTTGGCGACTTTGTTAGAGCGTGGTCTTTTATTTATGATAACAAAGCTAAGGGAGTTGCTATTCACTGTGATCCCTCAAGTTTTAATGTTAATGTATGGGTGACTCCTAACGAGAGTGTAGAAGATAAATTTAAAAACGGACTTAATATTTACAGTGTTAAAGTTCCCTCTGATTTAACACGTGAAAAATATAATGAGGATCCTTACTTTCTAAAAAATCTAGTATATGAAAAACCCCATGTTATTTACAGAGTTCCATACAAGTACAATAGAGCTATTATATTTGACGCTTCTATGCCTCACGAAACAGATAGCGTTTCAATGAAAAAAGGGCAAAACAATAAAAGGGTAAGCTATACTATGCTTTACGGAACTGGGCCCTTTAAAAGTTAAATTTTTATAGTATAGTGGCTTTCATGCCATTAGTTAATTTTAGACCAGCACCAGGCATCAATAAAGAAGTAACCGACTACACAGGCGAAGGCAAGTGGACAGACGGTGATAATGTACGCTTTTTTCAAGGATTGCCACAAAAGATCAAAGGATGGGAGAAGTTTATCTCAACCACTCTAGTTGGTGCAGTGAGAGATCAACATGCTTGGGTTGCTTTAAATGGGACTCGATACAATGCTCTTGGAACAGATAGAAAACTTTACGTTATAGAAGAGGGACTAGCTTACGATATCACTCCTCTTAACCAGACTAATACTGGTGCAACATCTGTATTTACAACAGTGAACGGTTCTGCCAATGTTACTTGTAATATTCCTTCTCATAATGCATCTGTCGGTGCTTTTGTTACCTTTGATAATGTTACTTTGTCTAATACTGATACAAGTTTTAATTCTACTACTTTTGAAGGTAAAGAATTTGAAATTTTAGATATTCCTAATTCTAGTGCTTTTGTAATCGATGCAGGATCAGCAGAAGCAAATGCGGGTGTATCTGACCAAGGATCAACTGATGCAGCCTTTCAAATTAATCCTGGTCCAGAGTTTTCAACTGCAGCTTATGGTTGGGGCACAGATACTTGGGGTGTATCTACATGGGGATCGCCTCGATCAACATCGAACGTTACTTTAGAGGCAAGACAATGGTCATTAGATAACTTTGGTGAAGATTTAATCGCCACTGTTTTAAACGGCGGTACTTATCAATGGGATACTTCTTCTGGTGTAGGAAACAGAGCAACTGCTGTTGCTAATGCGCCGACTGCTTCAAGATTAAGTTTAGTTTCTTCGCCAGACAGGCATTTAATTTTATTCGGTACAGAAAATACAATTGGTGACCAAGATGACTTGTTGTTAAGATTTTCTGATCAAGAAAATATTAATAACTATACTCCCACAGCAGAGAATACAGCGGGTTCACTACGCATTGCCGACGGATCACGGATCGTGGCGGCTGAACGCTCTAGAGGTCAAACATTGGTTTGGACAGATACAGCCTTACATTCATTACAATTTATTGGACCTCCTTTTACTTTTGGTCTACGTCAACTTGGTCAAAATTGTGGAATTATAGGACAACATGCAGGGATAGATTTAAATGGTAATAGCTATTGGATGTCGCAAGATTCTTTTTACTTATTTGATGGTTCAGTAAAAAAACTACCTTGCACCGTAGAACAATTTGTATTTAATAACATTAATCAAACAGCGGCAGAAAATGCATTCGCAGGTCATAATGGGGAATATAATGAAATTTTATGGTTCTATCCAAGAACAGGTTCCGATCAAATAAATGCTATTGTCGCATATAATTATTTAGAACAAACTTGGTGGACAGGAACTTTAGCTCGAACTTCTTGGATTGATCGTGAGGTATACGACAATCCTGTGGGCACATATTATGATCCAACTGCTACAGCTAATAATGAAGTTATCGGTGGTTTGACAAACGGAGCTACTACAGTTTACTTACATGAAACTGGTAATGATGCAGATGGACAAGCAATGACTGCTTATGTTAAATCTGGATCGGTTGAAATAGGTGAAGGAAATGATATTCTTTTTGTACAAAAACTTATACCTGATATTCAGAATCAATCAGGTGTTTTAAATATGGATCTAGAGTTTAAATATTATCCAAATACAAGTCAAAGCACTATCAAGACTACAACATTTACTGATACTACTGATTTTGTCAGTTTACGTGGAAGAGGTAGAGAATTTACAGTCAATGTTGTTTCTAATACAGCAGGGACAGCTTGGAGGCTTGGTACACAGCGTTTTGATGTACAGCCTGATGGAAGAAGATAATTGATATTACAAAGAAAGTTTAAAATTCAAGAGTTTTATTTTCCTAAAGATACTTGCTCTTTGCTTCATGAAATTACCATGAAAAATGCAAAAAACTATGATAGAGGAGCAATCATGACTGATTTCTTTTTTAATCCTTTTCTCTCAATTGCTGAATGGTTTGCGAAAAAAATGAGAGAACAAGACAATGTCCCAGAGAAATTAATCGTAAAAAATGTTTTTGGACAATATTATGATATTGGACATTATCAAGTTCCTCATGACCATAAACCTAATCATTGGTCTATGGTTTTATTTACAAATGCTCCAGAAGGTTCTTCCGACTTATGTTTTGATGATGTCTCAGTAAAAGCAGAAACAGGTAAAGCTGTTGTATTTCCTGGGGATGTTCTTCATCATGTTCCAGAAAACAAAGGTAAAAACAGAAGCGTTATAGTCTGTAATTTACAATACGAGATATAAAAGTTATATTTATTAAATGGCCAAACTAACCTTACAAAGATTTCCAGATCCTAGTCAGCAGTACGATTCTCGCAATTTATATGAGTTAATCCGTGTATTAGAATCTTTGATCCAACAGTTGAATACTACTTATACTGTAGAATCAGAAAACAAATCTGAAGCAGAGGCATGGTACTTTAGTCGATGAGTTGTAATAATGTAAATATTGAAGATTTTCAACTAGGTGTTGCTAGTGGAGATTTATCTCCTAGTTACAAACAAGTTTTCAAGTTTGGTCAAAACGCAAGTGTTGGAAATAGTCTTGAAACAATTTGGCTTGAAGGAGGTCTGTATGCCTATCCTCCTAGTGCAACAACCATGACGGTATCTAGTTCTGATGCAAATGATACTTCTGCTGGAACAGGTGCAAGAACAATTCAAATTGCTGGATTAGATGGAAGTTATAATGAAGTTTCAGAAACTATAACGATGAATGGTCAAACTCCTGTTACCACATCCAATAGTTATTTAAGAGTTAACAGAGGATTAGTTTTAACCGCAGGGAGTGGTGGAGCAAATGCAGGAATTGTATATGTAGGAACAGGAACAGTAACATCAGGAGTTCCTGCAAATAAATACACTACAATTAATGGAGATGGTACGAATCAAACACTTCAAGCATTTTGGACAGTACCTGCTGGTTATACTGCTTATATTTATCAAACAAATATTTCAACAGGAACAACATCTGCTACTCCTGCTATATTAAAAACTTTATTAGTTGTGAGACCTTTTGATGGAGTATTTAATACAAAAGAAATAATAACAATAAGTAACGGAAATCATTTACAGGACTACACTTTTCCTCTTAAAATAACGGAGAAAAGCGATATTGAATTTAGAGCAGAATCCAGTTCACCATCTGTAAGTTTTAATGTTTCCGCATCTTTAAACATATTGTATAAACAAAACTAATGTCTAATATTTATAAAAACGCATTCTTTGATCCTAGTGATACCTCTAATACGGTAGTTTATGCTACTGATTCTTTAACCAGAGCTATTATTCAGAACATTCAAGTTACGAATGAAAGTGGTAGTAAAG